CAGTTGGAATAACAACTTTAGGAATACGAGGCAATGCATCTGAATTTGTTGGTACAATTGCTATTTGGGGATTCCAAGCGGAAGCAGGTGCATACCCCACAACCTACATCCCAACAACCACCGCATCAGCAACAAGGGTTGGGGATTCATTCTCACGCAATAACATCTTCACCAATGGTTTGATAACATCAAGTGGGGGTACTTGGTTTGTGGAGTTGCGTAATAACATTGCGTATGTCAGGGACGCAACATCTAATTATCTTTACATCGGTGATAGCGGAACAAGTGGAGTTACAAGCGGTGTAAAATCATTTGGATTTCGTAACAATGCATCTACATCGGTTAGATTATCGGTAAACTTTTACAACGGTAGTGCTTCTACTTCCATTTATACAACTACCGCAGACACTGTTAAGATTGCATTGAAATTTAATGGCACAACAATGGATGTTTTTGAGAATGGAGTAAAGGTTGTTAGCGGTGCGTCTGTACCAATTACATTGTCCACTTTTGAATTTTTATGTGGTAATGCACAAGTACCACAATTCATCCAAGCAATGGCACTTTATCCTTCACCGCTATCGGACACCGATTGCACAACCATTACCACCTTATGACCTTCGCAAAATACGAATTCGAAAACCAAGCCGAATGGCTAACATACCAAGCCAAAATCAGCACAACGCAAGAGGGTTCGGTAACTTACAATAATTGTGCAGTACACGAAATCGGGCAAATCTGCCTTGCCACCGATGAAGAAGGTAACTGCACCGACCTTTCCCCGTTGTATGCCGTTGACATCCTTTGGAACGATGAGCCGTTGGAATCATTCAGCACAAAAGAGGTGTTCCCAAATCCTATTGGCGTTCATACTTTCAGCGGGTGTGAGGCGATGTACACACAAAGATTCTGCGAGTTCAATCCTAATTCACCATATTGCACAAATGAAGAACTTTAATGATACAACGGCATCCATTGCAACTGCGGTCAGCGGTTCAAGTGCTTTCATCACTTTTGCTCAAATCTATCAACCTTTGGTTACCTTTGGCGTGGGGATTCTTGGTATTATTTCGGGCGTTTTGGCGGTTATCTATTGGGCAAAAAAAATTAATAGGATAGATGGCAAGTGAACCCAAGAAGAGGACAAGGCTCAAAGGGTATTTTGAACCCACTCCAAAACGCTTTCGTGTTCTTGGGGATTCCATTGCTGGTGCATCTTTGTTTGTTGCTGGGTTAAACCTTGACAATCCAAAGTTGATGTTGATCATCGGCATTGCAGGTGGAATTGGAAAGTTCATCACAAACTTTTTCACGGATGAAACAAGTTAAATTTAGCGGATATTTCACAGAGCAAGTAACAAAAAAACAAATCTATCTTCACCATACTGCGGGTGGTGGTGATGGTGTTAATTGCTTTCACGGTTGGAATGGAGGGAACATTGCCACTTGTGTTGCCATCTCTCGCAATGGTGAAATCGTTCAAGGCTTTGATTCTAAATACTGGGCATATCACTTGGGTTTGAAATCTGCACACTTTGTGGGAATGCCATTCATCAAACTTGACAAACTTTCCATTGGCATTGAGATTTGCAATTGGGGATTTTTGACAGAGAAGAACGGCAAGTTCTTGAATTACTTGGGTAAGGAGGTGAAGGATGTTTGCAAACTTGACAAACCATACAAGGGATTCACCTATTTTGAGAATTACACCAAAGAACAAATTGAATCTACCAAACAACTCCTTTTGTTGTGGGAAGAGAAATACGGCATTGACTTGACCTACAATGAAGATATTTGGAGTGTAACCAAAAGAGCATTGTCAGGCAAGAACGGAGTGTTCACGCATAACTCTGTGAGGAAGGACAAAATTGATGTTTATCCCCACCCCGATTTGATATCTATGTTGCAATCGTTGTAAGTTGCTATTTGATTAAGATGATATTCCAAAGAATAAACTTTCACGATAACAAGTTGCCAGTTTTCAAAGAGAACAAAGCAAAGGGATTCGTGACCTTCGGAGCAGACAATCTCTATCCTGATTTCCTAATTGAGTTATTCAATAAATCACCCAAGCACAATGCCATCGTTTCTGCAAAGGCATCATATGTTGCCGGAATAGGTACGGAGGTATTTGGCTCAAACACGGAGGAGATTGCAAAAGCCGAAGCCAAACTCAAAAATATAAACGCCTACGAGACCTACGAAGAACTCAAAGCAAAAGTTGCTTACGATGCCGAGTTGTTCAATGGTTTTGCAGTTGAGGTGATTTGGAACAAGGCAAAAACCGCACCTTCGGAATTCTATCACATCCCTTTCAAAGACATTCGCAAAGGTCTTGAAGGTGATTTCGTGTATTGTGCTGACTGGACAGATAGCAAAGCGGAGAAAATCCACTATCAACCATACAACCCAATCACAAGGGAATCCAAGCAAATATATTATTGCCAATTTTACCGCCCCGGTCAAGGCGAATATCCTTTGCCCGATTATGTAGGTGCGTTAAAATACATTGAGGTTGACACAGAGATATCCAATTACTATTTGAATAGCATTAAAAACGGATTCACGGCACAAACTCACATCCAGTTATTCAAAGGAATCCCCACACCTGAAGAAGCTCGTGCAACTGCAAGGAGATTCAAAGAAAACTATCAAGGCACGGACAATGCCGGTGGGTTAATTATCCAATACAACGATCCCACAGAGAAGGAATCAGTCATCAACAACCTTCAACCTTCGGATTTTGACAAGCAATTTGACTTGTTGAATAAGACCGTACAACAAGAGATATTTGTTGCACACAAGGTCAACTCTCCAATGTTGTTTGGAGTGCGTGTAGAGGGACAATTAGGTGGTCGTAGCGAATTGATTGAAGCCTATGAGATGTTTCATCACGCATACATTGAACCCCGTCAACAAAAGATTGATGATACCTTTGCTTACTTGCTTGAACCTATCGCATCTGTTCGTTTAGAAACCATCAACAAGCCACCAATCGGTCTTGACTATCAGGCGTTGTATACTGCTGGAATCATTGACAGAAACGAAGCAAGAAAAGAGTTGGGATTTGATGAGATTGAAGAACCTTTGAATGTTGCCCTATCAAAACAAAATCCTTTTGGATGGGATGATGAAAGAGACATCAAGGTATTTCAACAATACGGAGAAAGTGCGGACAACTTTGAACCCTACAAGTTTGAGTTCGTTGATGCCGTTGAAACTGCCATCTTGAATGTGTTAAAAGAGAATAAAGGTTTGCAAGTTGGAGACATCGTGAACATCACCAAACTGGATGCGAAGGTTGTCGCTGATGCCATTGCCAAACTTGCCAAAGCAGAGTTGATTAAATCATACGAGGACGGATTGGAAACAACCCCGAAAGGAGTTGAAGAAGTAGACAGATTGCAAACCGAAATTGTGGTGCGTTATGGTTATGCTTTAGCCCCCGGAATCAAAGGTGGTTTGCTTATTCCGGGTTCAAGAGATTTTTGCAGACAAATTGTAGGAAGTAATCGTGTGTATAGTCGTGAGGACATTAACGCAATGTCTGCACAACTTGGTTACGATGTATGGAAACGCAGAGGGGAATGGTACACCAACAAAGAAACTGGAATCACCACGCCACAATGCAGACATATCTGGCAACAACAACTTTTAAGGAGGATTAAACGATGACCAATTTTATATATTTCATTTCAACCACTTATCTCAAAGACAACACACCTTTGAATGAGAATGTTTGCGATAAATTGTTGAAGTCAGCAATCAAAGAAGCTCAAGAAATCTACATCCGTGATGTGATTGGTTCAGGTATCTACAACGAGTTGCAAACACAAGCATTTGCAAACACCTTGACTGCCTTGAATACTACCCTTTTGGATTCGTATATCGCACCTTGTTTGAAGTATTACACATTGACCGAAGCAATGCTTCCAATGACCTTCAAATTGATGAACAAATCGGTTGCATCTCGTGAGAGTGACAATGCAAGGGCGGTATCAGTTGAGGAAATGACAATGATTGAAGGGCGTTATCGTGACAAAGCGGAATACTATGCCAACCGATTGAGGGATTATCTTCGCACATACACCAATGATTATCCTTTGTTTTTGAATCCTGGCAGTACATTTGATACAATCCGTCCAAAGAACACCGCTTTTGTAGGTGGCATTTATCTTCCAACATCTCAAGATTGCTTTTGGAACTATGACTTCCCCAACGAGGACAAATAAGTGGCAAAAAAACAACGAAGCCAAACTTCTCAAATTTCTCAAGAATGACACTAAACCAAATAATTCAAAAGATTCAAACGGCAGCCGAAAGCCATAAGATGGTGCAAAAGTTTGGCGTTGGTCAGCAGTCAAATATGACGGTTGAGAATGTTGAATTCTATCCGTTGGTTTGGTTGTATCCTGATGGATTCAATTTGCAGTCCGGTGGGAATCTTCAAACCTACAACTTTGCCTTGCTTGTGATGGACAGAGTATTTGAAAGCGAATCAAACACCATTGAGGTTCTTTCGGATACTGCACAGATTATGACCGACATCTTCGCATTGATTGAAGACAACACACAAAACGATGAGGATTTTGAGATTGTGATTAACGGCAATGCATCTCCTTTCTACGATTCAAAAACTGATATTCTCGCTGGTTATGCAATCAACTTCCAAGTCCTCACTCCTTATTTACACAATACTTGCGTTGTTCCTGTTTAGTTGGTTGTGGGCGTTCTTCAATTATGATGAACCAGTCCGCTACATTAGACCAATTAGCGTGAAGACCAACGAGAGAATCATTGAAAGGGAGAAACTCGTTAGGGACACTCTA